GCACCTGTGGTGGCGGTGGGAGCATCCCAGAGCGCAGCATCACACTAAGGGTGCGGATCACCAAGGGGCCTAGCATTTCGGCTTCCTGACGCGCCACAATCGGGCCTAGAATTGAAAGTCGGTCACGTTGTCGTGCCGCAATCTCTGTTGCGCTGAAGCGCAGTACATCCCCATCGGCTGCCGTGGGGCCTGGTAACTCCAACAAGTCTAAAAAAAAGGTGCGGTCAATCGCTGCGCGTACCTGCCCAATCTTTGCTTCATTCAGGTCTACCCGTCCGCCAGTCTGCAAAGGCGCAATCCGGTCCTGTGGTCCCAAGCCTGCGCGGTAGTAGTTCAGTCCACCAGGGGTAGTTCTGATTGGTGACAGGAAGCCATCGTCCGGTACTAAGAGCGGTGGATCAACTACCTTCTGCAGGGCAATCAAACCAACGCGCTCCATCTCGTTAATCATCCGCACATCGGGCAGCGCTTCTACGCCGGGGCCTCGCCCATAGACTTCCATCGAATTCTTTTGCCAGCGACTGACAATGTAGGGCATCTCATCAAAGCCGCCCTCCTGCACCACCTTGCGCGATTCCGGGTGGATGTAGATTGACAGGAAAGGCTTCTGCTTGGATGTCTTGCCCGGTGCGTTCACACGCGGGCGAACCACATGCAATAGTTCAAAGCGCTGGAACGGCTCCTTGTCGGCAGCCTTGATGATCTCATCGGGGAGCTTGTTGCCAAACTGGCGGTAGAGGCTTCTGGCGGTGTCATCGAAGCGCCGGTAGACGCTGTCCACCATGCCCGTCTTGTTTTCTGCGATGTAGGTGTGGCCCAGAAAGTACGACTTGAACACAGGCCCCATGCCCGGTTCCTGCGTCACATACATGCAGCCCGTCCCAAAGGCCAACAGGTCCAGGTAGAACTCATGGGCGCTTTGGTGAAAGCCACTGCGGGGAGCATTGAAGATCCCGTTGCAGCGGCGGGTAGCGTCTTCCAACCAGAGCTGCACCTGCCGGTTTTTCATTAACTCGCGGTCTTCGGTTTCCAGGGCAAACCAGGGGACGGTAGAACTGGTCAGCGTGTTGTGCAACCCGGAGGCTGCGCGGACCAAGGCCCGGACGGCAGAACTTTCGTAGATCCGGTCACGCCGCTGCTCCCCCGGTGCGCGGTAGCGGTTCGTGAAATCAGCACGCCTTGGGATCATCAACTCGGCAATGTCCTGCCACATGTTTTCCCAGTTGCCGCGCTCTCCCTTGAGCGCTTCGTATTCCTGCACCAAAGTGCTGGCTAACTCGCTCATATGGCATACCTGCGGCGGCTGGTTGTGTCTCCTGCACCGCCTAGAATGGTCTTTTCACGGCCATAGCGGTTGGTCAGCAGGCGGCGGATGCGGCGTAGACGCTCCTCTTCAGACATCTGAGAACCTTTGGCCGTCCCCGTTTCTATGTCACTGTAGACCTTGTCATCGCCTAGATTGGGGGCGTTGGCATCTAGTTGCGCACCACCACCACCACCACCACTACTACCGCTGCCTGCAGAACCGTAAGGGCTTAACGCGGAAAGGGTGGCAGGGATGCCTTCTAGCGCCTTACCTGTTTCCAAAAGCGTTGTGCCCACAAGCTCATTGGCGTTGTCCAATAACTCGTTGAAGTCACGGGCGTAGTCGATCTTGGTCAAATCCATGACTGGCTTTGCTACAGAAAGCCCAATCTGTGCGGCAGTTTCAACGGTCTTGATCGGTACCTGGGCAGCCTGCTTGACTACCGTTTCTGCAACCTTCGGTACATCAATCTTGGCAATCTCCTGTACCGCCTTGACGGGTTGCTGAACTACCTGTGCCGCTGCCTGTGCTACCGGCTCTGCCGCCTTTACTACCGTCTCGGCTGCCTTGACTGGGGCTAGTATCGTTTCCTTCGCTACCGACTCCACCACCTTTGGTGCGTCAATCTTTGTGATCTGTTCTACTGCCTGAACAGGAACCTTGGCAACATCCACTACGGATTCAACCACAGGGGTGACTGCCTGGACTGCTGTCTGGGCTACCTGCTCTACGGGTTTCGCTACCTCTTCGACTGCTTTGACTGCAGGGGTAACCACTTTTTCTACCACAGGTGTGGCTACTGGCTTCACTGCTTCAGTGATTGCACTTCCTGCGTTACTAACCACATTGCCAATGTCTCCCAACAGTCCGCCACCTCCAGAAGATTTTGGCCTTGTTGCTGTATCTACAAACCCAGGATCACTGCCACCGATTATTTGAGACTTGCCTGACATTGCGGCTTTGATGACATCCGATTCTGAAAGTAAAGGACTCGTTAGCTTCGTTGCGTTTTCTGGGACTGGGTTTGGTTCTGGTAACCCAAAATTTTTTCCTGCCATTACGTTGCTCCTATAAAAAATTGTGAGCCGATTTGTTTGCCGCCCTGACGCTGTAAGAATTTGTGTACACGCTCAAAGTCCGCTTCACTCTTGCGGAAGGTGCCATAGAAAAACGGCAGTTTCACTGACTGTGCTACCGACTTCGCTACTTTGTAGAGTTCAAAGGCGGTGCGGGTCTTGCGGTGTTCTGGGTTGACGTAACAGTAGTATTCGTAGAGAGCCGCATCATTCGTGTACCAGTGGCTTTCTGCGCGTAGGCCCATGTGCCCCAACAGGTGGGGGCCGTCGGTCGCTTTCAGGACCACATGATGCTCAATACTGTCTGATAGAAAGGCCACACACTTGGCCTCATCCATCTTGCCAAAGGGCGCCATCTCGCTGTACATGTTGCGCAGATCCGCCATCAGAGCATCGACATCGGCAAGGGTACACTTTTCAATCATCGAACCGAGCCTGCCCTCCTGGTGCCACGGGTCAGGATGGAAGTGCCACTGCGCTCACGGACCTGACGCTTCGGCGCTTCGCGGTCAATCTGTAGGGATCGTTGCAGCTCCGGTAACTCGCCTTCAATTTCCTGCAAGCGTGTAGAGGCTCCCGCCATTGTCGCCTGCAGCTCCTGAAGCTGTGGCTCATACTGCCGGTAGTTGGTCTGTAACTGGCTGTACTGAGCGCTCAGGGCGTTGTAGCTGTCAAGGTTGGCCTGGGTCTTGTTCGCCTGAAAAGCGTCATAGGCGGCTTGTACGGTATCCTGAAAGGCCACCGCCTGGTCATAGGCGGTCTGGTAGTCTGGGTAGAGTTTCTGATACGCTTCCTGTGCGGAGCGTCCAGATTCCTGCAGTTGCTGAAACTCACGCTGACGCTGGCCGAGCGTGGCTCTGGGGTTGAAGTCAATTGAGCGGGCCATAGCTTTCCGGGGTGGGGTGTTTGACCCAGAAGTCAAAGGGGTCGAAGGTGCCGTCTGAGAGACTGCCCACGGCTACAGAAGGTCTGGGCTGGAAACTGTTCGTGATGGCGTATCTGAGGCTCTGTGCGGCATATCGGGTAGCACTCATCAAGTCATCGCTCTTGCGCACAATCTTGCCGTCCTTGCGGTGGTACATCCGAAACTCCTGAAACCAGGTGTCGAGATGATTGAAGACCTTGAAGCGCCCCGTCTGCATCCGCGTGAGTAGCGCCATGATCCCCGGCTCGACCGCAATCCCGCCTTCCGGGTTGGTGAAGTGGCTTCCTAGAAAGCGAATCCCTGCCCGCCGGTATTGAGTTGCTAGCGCCTCGCCACTACCCTTGTCATGAATGCTACCGTCATGCGGCCAGGCTACCGGAATCCAGGGGCCTCTGTGCTTGATCGCTTCAGCGTGCTGCAACATCCCACTGCCCTTCTCCCGGTAGGCGTCATACAAGTACACCGTGTCGGTGTCCCGGTCATGGGCCAGCCAGACACAGGCCGTGGGGTGGTCAAAACCAAAGTCAATCCCCGCAATGCGCGCCCAATGCTCTGGAATCGGAAAGGCCGGGCAACTGATGTTGTCTTCCGGTACCGGGAACACTTGCCCTGACCCTAACATCGGGATGCCCTTGGAGCGCATCAACCGCTCATGCGGAGGCAACGCTGCCAGAATCTCTTCGCGTACCTCCAAGCTCAGGTGGGGCGCATCATCCCAGGTCGCTTGAATCAACGACTGTCCCGCCTTGCGCTCGTTTAAAAACATCCCGACTACGCCCGTCACTCCATTCTCTGGTGTAAAGGTCAACGCTACCGGACCTCCAGACTTCAGCGTAGAACGCAGCGCCTGGCTGTAAATCTCCTGGGGTGGCTCCTCATCCAGCCAGACATAGTCCACCGCTACTCCCATCCAGGCCGCTGGACCCGAATCATAACTCTTGAACTGCAAGCGGCTGTTGCGACCACTGACGTGCTTGATCAGCGCAAAGCCAATCGCATTCGGTACGCCAGGGTTGCGCTCGGTCTTGACAATCAAGTCCCGTGGAATCGCACCGGTCCCAAACGCATCAGGATCTCCTGACTCGCCTAACAACTCCGCTTGCACGATGTCGCGTGTGGCGTAGTGGCTCTTGCCTGCACACCAGGCCTGAATCGGCCTCTCAAAGCGCACACCCTTCCACCAGTCCGGGTAAATCCCCGTCAGGTGATAGGCCACCTCCATGGCACCGGAGTAGGTTTTGCCCGTCTTGTTGCCGGCCATCAAACAACGCTGCCGCGCCCGGTTGCCCTGATCGTCCAAGGCTTCATGGAAGCGCAACTGAAACGGGTAGGGCTCATAGAAGTCAAAGGCCCTGGTGCGCCGCGTCTCTTCGTACAAGTCCCGTAGCTTCAGAACCTCATCGACCTCTTCCAGCCATTGCTGCTGAACGTAGGCGTCCGCCTCTTCGTTTCTAGTCATGACGCAAACAAAGAAATCTGTTGAACCAGAGTGCCCAACAGTAGCCACCGGCTACCTTGGCTAAAAATTGACCTATCACCAACTCTGGCATCCAAAGGCCAAACGCTAGCGTAGGGAAAATCAATGAATCCAATAAACTGCCGGTTACGTTCGAACCGTTTACCTTCCACAAGTAAGGCTTGTGCCGTAACCAGTGATAGACGACCGCGTCACCACAACCTGCGACCCCAAAGGCTACGGCGCTTGCCAACGCAATCTGCCAAGCGTCTACATTCAGGGCCACCGTCAGCAAAGAACCACTGGCAATCAAGACCAACATCTTCGGCCATAACCCTTGATCACCCCAAGCCTCATGTAGACGATCCCGTAACGTCAGGTCTAGGCCAATCAGCAAAAAAGCATTCACAATGGCCGCACTTGGCCCAAACCAAAGCAAACTCAGATTTGCCAGGATGATGGCTCCTAAGTAGCCAAAGACTGCGAAATTCATTTCTTTTTGGTGGGCCCGTACTTCTTGAGACAGCGCCCTGCGGCCTTACACTTGCCCGGTGACGGGCACTTCGCACAAACCTTGAACGGCTTCTTGGTCATTCCTGGCATCACTTCCCCTTTCGCTTGGTACGTTTGGCAGTCTTGGCACTGTCCCTAAAGGCTTTCGCTGTCGGTGCCCCCTTCGTTCCCGGTTTGCGCATACGCTCCTTGGAGCCTGCTTTGATTCGCTTCCGCTTGGCGTGTATATTCGCGTACAAGCCCTTCTTTTTCTGCATCCAACAACTCCTTGTGGCGTTTGTCTGATAAGGCCCAGCGCTCCTTCCTGTCCGCTAAGAGCGCATCCCGCAACGTCTCCTGAATGCTGTGGCGGTACCAGGCCGGGATACTCGCGCTTGGGGCAATCATCCCCTGGT